CCCGAGGGCAACTTTCGTCAGATGTGTGGTTCAAAGACCCCGCAACTGATTGGATTGTCTCCAACGCAAAATTTGGTTTGCTGCATAGACTATGGTCAAGATTTTCCCGTCCTAGGATAAACCTTGGGGAGATCCAGTGTTGTGAAATACTGGATGAAATGGGAAGTTACTGCTTACCCGGCAGATAACGATCCTAGGTGAAGGTGCCTACGAAAGTAGGTGTCGTCATCCTAAGAGGTCATCGGACTGATATGCTTGACTCACTCTCTCCATTACTGCATGTAGTAAGGAGTCCCTGATTTCGGTCAGAGATTTCTGAACCATCTTAGTGTGGAACAGAGTGGGTGAGCTGGTTAAGCCAGTTTGATTTTAAGTTGGGTAAAACCAAGTTAAGTCCAGGTTGAACTGTTCTATATCTATGGTGTTCACCCTCCTAAGGGTATAGAGCGGCCTCGGTATCCAGTGATGGATGGAGCGAGACTATCTTACTATAGACCCTATGTAGTAAATAGGTCGTAAAGAGGTTCGCCCCTTGAGGTGACTAGATCTCTTTCTCTCTTCGGAGAATTTGAGTAATCGAAATCCATATGTAGTGATACATGTGGGGGGGTCATCTTTAGGGTAGTGAATAAGCTTTACTAAGCCTAATTGGTACAAATCGCCAAACCCTACCAAGGGTGGCTGCGGCTCTCCCGCAAGGGAGAAAACCGAAGTCCAAGGATTAATAACAAATTGGGAAACACATAATTAATTGCAATGACTTCATTCGTGAAATCAAAGCTTTTAAAAATGTTATCCCAAGGCGCTAAAAGCCTTGGTGCCATGATCCAGGTAAAACTGGGTCGACCAGCTCTCCACCATGTCTTACGACTATGTGGGGCGCTGGGGCGACGTAACAATATTGGTGTTGTAAAAGTTATTCTCACCTACCTTGCCTTTCTCCATCGTCTGCAAAAGAGGAATGGGCTTACTTACATGGTTAAATTCATGAAGTCAGCTCAGGTTCTTATGATGCAGTCTTTGGGTGGGCAACGCCTATATAACCTTAATCCCTTGGGACCAAGGTTAGCAAGAACTAAAGGTGGACTTCCTCGAGTGATTCCGGCTCTACATAGAGTTAGAATCCGTCGTGGTGATCGGTGGACTGTGCGCCTGTGGCAATCTTTATTCGGGTTATACCGAGTTATAGAAATCCCAGGTACACTTAAACTGAAAACCATTACGGACCCATCTACTATGGAAGGATGGGTTCTGAGTGAATTTTCTAAATTCGTCTCGGAACACTGGAAAGTTATCTTGCCACGTCTCTTTAACGGAGGCGTAGCGAGAGCTTACGGACCATCCGGACCATTATCATTCTTGAAAGGCCTGAAGGCTAAACCTTTCCTGGTGTCTAAATCAACTTCTGCGATAAGGAAGGATGCAGGAGCGGCGAGTAATCACTCTCCGATCTCATCTTCTCCTTCAGGGGTGTTAGCCTCTGCTATCCTATGGCGCAAGTCCTCTCTTTATCCTTTCCTAACGGATTGGTGTAAGATGACTGGCAACATTTGGATATTGAACAGAATTGACTCGTGGGGAAACTCGGAGAAGACAGGAGTTCATGTCAATGACTCTTTCGATACACGTGACCTTAAGTCTCCTTTACTTCAGTCTGATATTAATCAGTCTGATTGGGAGGCCAAGGCTACGGCTCGAAGAGCTAAACAGAAATTCCCATCAACTTCAGGAGTCTCCGTGGGCGACCTAGGCCGGCTTGCCGGTCTAGACGAACCAGCAGGAAAGGTGCGAGTCGTTGCCATGGTGGATATCTTTACTCAGTGGGTCTTACATCCTCTTCATGAGGCTTTGTTCGACCTACTTAGGAAGATTCCAACTGACGGGACATTCGATCAGTTAAAGCCGATTCATCGTTTACTAAGGAGGAAACCGCAAGGTCCCTTCTATAGCTATGATTTATCTGCTGCGACCGACAGATTGCCTCTTCAGATCCAGAAATGCCTCCTCTCTCCAATTCTAACAAGTTGGGGAGCTGAGGTATGGGGTACACTTCTTGTTGGTCGCCCTTACGTAATACTTCACAAAGGCGCTCTCGGTCTTCCGGAAATCGGAAGAGGAGACCTACGCCAAGTGGAATATGCGACAGGACAGCCAATGGGAGCGTACTCCAGCTGGGCCATGTTAGCCTTCACTCACCATTCGATAGTTCAATGGGCTGCACTTCGTGCAGGTGTCATAACTTGCGGAAATAATTGGTTCTTAGACTATGCCCTCTTAGGAGATGACATAGTTATAGCCAACAAACTTGTAGCTGAGGAGTATGGAAAACTGATGGCCGCACTTGGTGTGGAAATCGGTCTCCATAAGTCTCTTATTTCAGTCCGTGGACTCGCATTGGAGTTTGCGAAACGTTTCTTCCTTAACGGAGGGGACGCTTCAATGGCTCCTGTAGCTGAGTATTGGGCGGCAAAGGGAAATCTCCCTGCGTCGCTTCAACTCGCTACGAAATACGGGTTAACCCTGTCGCAGTATCTTACTGTGATGGGCTACGGGTACCGATCTAAGGGTTCCCTTACGGCTCGCTTAGTCAGCTTGCCGAAAAGGCTCCAAAACTACGTGATTAGTTACTATAGTCCAGCAGGCCCTGGTTTCAAAGGTCTTAAGGAATTCTTTGCACTACGAAGTGTAAACTCTTCTTATAAGATCAATGATACCAAGGTCGCTGCCCTGGTTGAATCTTTCTTTTCTGTTGAGATTAAGAAACTCATTGAGAAGATTGATAATCTGGATCCTCTTGTTAAAGAGATCAAGACTCTGGTAACAGTCGCCAGGGATCGTCAGCACTATGGTACTGCTCCCAGGGGGCCTGATCGGCAGATCGTTTTCCGAGACCTTTTCTACTCTGAGTCCGGCGTGTCTTCACCCGTTGGGTGGGACATCATCGGCTCGGTTGTAGATTCGATCAAGGAGACAGTCTACCGGGAGGCCTTTTGGGACACTATTATAAGACTGCGAGACCTAAGAAATCAACTTGAGGAACTCAAGGTTGACTCACTTACGTGGGAAAACTTTGAATCCCTTCTCGATACCTGTCGTGAGATAGATACCGAGTTGGGGGCTCTTCCATTGCCGAAAGACCTCTATGCAAGAAGGGCAGAAATGCCTAACTTGAAACTAGAGTTCTCTTGGACAAAACTTTGGAGAAGCTACTCAAGCCATTTCCGTACAACACGTGCTACCTAGCACAAGACCAGGAGGTTTTGCGGGTTGGGAAACCCACACGCCTATTTCGGGATCCACCCCGATGGGGAGGTTCCACACTACCAGAGATCGGCTTGCAAGAGAGGTTGACCCCTCTTGAAGACAGATAACCAGAAATGGGAAGTAACTCCTTTGGGAGTGATACGCCGAATTGGATCCGTAAAGGATACCATGTAGATGTGGTTCCTCTAACCAGTAAAGGTCATAGGAGCAAAACCTGGTGGTAGTTTTCGGACTATCATCAGTGACTACTTCTGGTTGCAATATCGTCGCTAAAACTGGATGACCACGCTAAGTGGTAACATCAGTAATAACATTTTTGAAATGCAACTGAGCA